TCATCCAGATATTGAACCTGAAAAACCTACCACAATAGAAGATCTTAAAAACGAAAACAAACTCCTCAAAGCACAGCTCAAGGCTCAGACAGATCGCTCTGACTTCATCGAAGACTGCATTGCTGAGATGGCAGGAGTTGTCTATAATACCGAGGAAACCACGTGATGTCTCTACTACTGTGTAAACTCATCACGGTATGCATTATCTCGATCATATCTCTTATGTGGTACTAAAAGGAGGTCTATATGTATCTCTTATTTGGCATAATCGGGTTATTCTTAGGTATTGTTTACGAATGCATCGATTATCTTCTAAAACCG